AGACACTCCCCAGTATTCACCTTATTAACCGTATCTAAACAAAACGAAGTTGTTAGCACCAAGGGTACAAACACAACGCTCAGAAAGGAAGTTTACTTCCATTGCATCCAAGTCGCTAGTAGCAGCACCGCCAGCAGAACCTGTAATCCAAGTCTTGTATCTACGATCCTCAGACTCAGTTGCGCGATAGCGAACGTGAAGGAATGGACGCTTAGCGTTTTTACCCATAATCTGGTCGTAAACAGAAGTTGAACCGGCAGGAACCAAAAGCCCTGTTACTGTACCTGTAGCTGTGGCAGCAACAGTAGAAAGACCACCACGCATAGTTGGGTCGTTCAAGTACTTCCAGTCAGACTTGTAGAAGTCATAACCACGTCTGAATCCTGAGAATCCAAGATTCAAAGCCATAGTTACGTCATTGTCAAATAGACCGTAAGAAGCACCGTCAGAAGGAGTACCAATAGTAGTGGTACTTGCACCGTTAAGACCTGCAAGCATACCGTCAATGTCAAAGCTAAATTGACGATTGCAGAATACAACATTCTCCTCGATAGCTCCTTGCTTGTCAAGACGCTGTACGATTGTATCCCAGTCAGCAAGAGATGTTGGCGTACCACCACCCCATACGTTACCACGATCGTTTACAACGTAGAATATACCCTCAGATCCTGAGTTTGCACCTAGAACTGTAGCGGCTCCAGAACCTGTAGCAGCAGGAACTGCTTCAATCATAGCTGTTTCAAGGTAGTCCTCAAAACGAAGACGAGTCTCATGCTCTGATTTTAGGTACCAAAGGTAACCAGTCGCCCCGTTCTCAGTTGTTACTTCAACCCATCCAATCTGAGCCATATCAGAACCATTTACAGCATATTTATCCTTTAGAATGATTGGCTTGTTTGAGAAGATAGAATCTTCGGCCTCAAGAGAACCAACCATACCTGTAGTGCCTTTCTTGAACTCAGAACCGTATATAAATACAGTACAAACATCAGTTGCAGCGATTGTAACACTAGCTGGCAAATCATAGTAAGCTACTGAAAAAGTACCTGCTACAGTTGCACTACCTGTTTGTGTAACAGCAGTAACAATAGCTTTGTAAGATTTAGTGGCATTACCTGGAGTAGTACTTGTATCTATCTGAATAAATACAGTCTGTCCAACTCTAATAGCTACAGAAGCAGGATCTCCATTTACTGCGGCTACCGAGAAGGTAGATGTGGTTGTACTTGCTGCGGTAACTGTACAGTTAGTATATTTAATGTGCAAACGACCTTGCTCAGCCCATTTGATTTGGTCAGAGTTTGAAGGCATCTCAGCACCTACAAGGCGCAAGAATGATGCAATTGTTCTGTTACCATAACGCTCAAATTCCTTCTCATAAGTATCAGGGAGATACTGGTTTAAGAAATCAAAGTTGGTAATGTAATTTCCTTGTAGTGCTACCTGTTCCGCTGCTGGTTGCAACTGATAGGTAGGCGTGTTTAATAAAGCACTAGGCATCTTTTTAGAATTTTAATTGTCTACAATTTTTTTATACTGCGGATTTTTAAGCTTTTTCCATGGTCAGGATTAACCGCTTTAACCTGAAACCCATCATTCCCCCTCGTTGTCTCATTTGCCTTACGCTCAGACATATTGATATTCTTAGTCTTACGCATAAAGTCATCTGCTGCATCAGTCATACCTTGCTCATAGAAGAACTTGGCAAACCTCTCAGGGTTCATTGCAACAGCCAAAGCCTTATGGTACCCACCTGCATCTTTAATCAAACCACTCTCATCGATAAACTTACCGATAAAGCTTGATGGATTTGAGTGTAACTTTTTAAGCTCATTAGCGTCCCCAGGATTAAAATTAACCTTTTTGTTATTGACATTAAATTCAAAACCTTTGAAATTACCATCAAATACCTCATTGGTTTTTTGTTCAAACCATTGACGCTTACGATTATTCTCCTCCTCGATCGTCTTAGCCTGTTGCATATATTGACGATAAGCATTGAACTCCTCTTTCTCTTCCTGAGATACACCTGCCGTACTTGACTCAAGGGGCATCTTATACATCTCCTTCTGAGAGTTGAAAAACTTCTTTGCCTCATTAACAGCTTTCTTTCTTGATATCTTTGCCTTCTTAATATAAGACTCGTCATCAAGGTCCTCGTCATACCTGTAATCATCCAACATCATCTCAACGTCATCTTCGTCAAGACCCTCTTGTGTAGATAACAAGTACTCCTTGAGTAGCTGTTCTTCTGGAACAGAATCGAAATCTTTCTTCAACTTGAGAAAGTCTTCGAATCCTCTTCCTGTGTCTTTTCTATATTTCATATAAGCAGCTACATCCTCCGGCATCTCCTCTGAGTTACGCTCAGCCATCAATTCATCGAATGAGTTAATCTGCTTGTTGTATCTTTTTCCTATATATGAAAGAACGTCTTCTTCTTTTAACTCAACCTCCTGCTGTGGCACAGAGAAGCTTTCCTGCGGCACTTCTTGCGATAATGACTGCTCGTGCTTCTCAAGAAGTTCCTTTTCTACCTCTTGTACACTCTTGGGTTCTGTTGAGTCTAATACTCTTACTGCTTTAAATTCCATTTGATTTAATTTTAATTATTTGCAAATTTATAAAAAATTTTATTATGTAGTATTATCTTGGATTAAATTCTGCTAAATCAAATCCATCTAAGCTATCTTCATTACTTTCAAAGCTTACCGGAGGTAGGTTATTCTTTCTCTGATTGATGAGTTTTGACTGCTGAGTATTCTGAATACCTATACGCTTATTCTTCTCCTCCTCTCTTTTATTCTCTCTGCTTGTTAGTAGACCAGATTGCATCTCATGCATCTTCATATTGTATTGGAACTCCTCTGCCATTAGTTTAGACTTGATGCCTGCTTCGAACTCCATCTTCTTCATTTGCCCCTCTATCTCTGCTTGGATAACCATTGTCTTTGACTGAGCCTCAAGCTGTATCTTTTGCACTGCCATCTCGGCTGCCATCTGTTGTGACTGCATCTGCTGCTGAGCCTGCATCGCCTGCTTTTGCATCATCATCTGCTCCATTCTCTCAGCATTTTTAACTCGCTTGAGCTTCAGTAGCTGATTGGCTAGCTTGAGATTTTTAAGCTCTCTGATGTCAATAGCATCCTCAAGGTTGATGTCACCTTTCGACAATGCCATTTGTATATTGGCTTCGAGCTGTGCTTTCTGCTCCTCGTCAGGAGTGACCTCAATAAAAATACCAAAGTCATAAATGTATAACTCTTTGATATCATTTAAGATGGAAACGTTGTATCTGCCAATTCTCATAGCAAAGTCCTCCTTAAAGTCTGAGTACTCTAATACGTCAGATACCCTATAGGTAATTGCCTCTGCTAATTTTCTGTAGATAAATAATGCACTCTCAAGGATATGTCTTGTTGCTGTATTTGAGTTGAGCGCTGCCATCTTCTGTAGACCAACCAAAGAGTTCGGGTCAGGCGTTGATCCATCTCTCGCCTCATTAAGACCTGTTACGGTCCTAATCATGTCCATATAGTGCTGGTAGTTTGCGATGAGCATTTGCGTCTTTGCTGCCCCTGAGTTTGACGTAAGCTGAGTGATCGGCACCCTAGCATTATTGAAGTCACCATCCTGAGTGAAGCTTCTACCGATAACACTACCTGTTTGGAAGTAGAGCCTTAGTGCATCCTCAGGGTTATATGCGGCACCTGTACCTAGGTCAACCTCATTGAGACCGTCAGCGTCAATGAATACACCGTCAGGAACAACCCTGTTGATGACCTGCTGTAGCTTTAGGTGAGTTATCTGAATCAAGTCAGCGAATGGTATCATCCTTCTTACCAACGACTCAATAACACCCTTGTACATTCTTGGTGCGCAGGCCACATACATTGGCATCGCGTGTTGTGCTGATGACTTTGGTCTGACCATATTCTCAGCCATCTCCCATTTAACCAAGTAGTTAGTACCCATTACCATAACACCCTCATACCACACGTCAATGGTCTTCTCTACCTTCTCGAAGTTACCCTCCTCCATCATCTCTGCCGGAGGATTGAACGTATCGTCCTTTGGTATCATCTTGACAGAACCGGTCTCGGTCGTCTTCCTCTTATAGACTACCTTTTTGGTTGTCTTATAGTTAAAGTATAGCAGAGTGCAAGTGTCCCTACTAAACAAGCTATTCTCATAGAATCTTGCAACATTGTAGTAATCGTACCAAGATTGACTGTATTGTGATATTTTTTGAAGGTCATCTTTTGTTAGTTTTGGATTGATTTTGTACAGCTCTGTAAGAGGCACAGTTTTAATCTCACCCCAATAGAAGCAATCCTCAAAGAATGGGTCCTCAGTATAGCTATAGACCACATTAGCTGGATCTACATAAGAAATCCTTACGCCTTCACCTAGCAAGAACTCGTGCTTTGCCACTGCTATACCAAGTACAGTCATGTCATAGTCTAAGCGCTTTCTCGTGTCGTAGTAGTGGTTCTCGTCAAATATTGTGTTTATTGCTACCTCCTCTGCTATCTCAATTGCAGGCTTGTAATTTATTTGCATATACAATGACAGCTCCTCGTCATTCTCAGGTAGCGTGTTCGGGTCTGTAACAAATGGATTGGCCCCTGTAAACTTTTGGATCGTCTCAAATATTGGCTTGCCAATCATCTGAGTCTCTATCATGTCCTGGTACTTATTGCGCTTTGCCAATGACATAGCATCATGAGCATATGCCTTTGGCTTGAATAGCCTGTCAGCCATTCCGTTCACTACGATGTCAACAAACTTTGGTATAACTGGAACAGGAGTCCAGTCAATGTTCAAATAAGACAAGTCACCATCAATCGCTAGCTCGTTCTTGTACTTTGCTACCGACTGCTCACCCCTTGCGTAGAGCCTAAGCTTATGGAACTCTCTCCATCTGCTGTAGTACCTGCAAGATGTACCATCCTTTCTAAACCACTCATATTGGATTGCCTGTCCAACTTGCAGCCCATAGCTTTCTGATGCCTTCTCTGCGTCAGTTGCCCATTGTTTAGGAAAGTCCGAGTACTGTATGTCTATGATTATATCTTTCATTTCATTATTTGACTTGTTAACCCATCGTTTGTATATCTAGCAAAGTTAATAATTATTTTTGATTCTTTCTTCTCTGGCATATAAAGGTGTTTCTGATTTGCCATAATTGCTAATCCTGAGCTGATTGCAGCGTCAAACTTAGTCCTATCATTTATATCAAACTTTGCCCAATCTTCAAGTGTTTTTGTAAATGGCATATTACCAATTACGTCAGGCTCTCTATATGCACCAGTATAATCAAACCCTATAAACTTCTCGATGTATGACTCGATTGCAGAGGCGTGAGACTGCTTGACATCCTCAGATGAGTTAGGTATACCACCTAGCTCGCGCTCTGTCTTTGTCAACTTGTTAAACTGCTTGTCCGGTCTGTTCATACAAAATCCTCTGTATCCTCTATTTTTAAAATGGTACAATAACCTTGGTTTATTATTCTCTATAAGTATTGGCATTCCGTAGTAAACGCAAGCCATAAGTATCTCCTCAAAAAATATCTCTGCTGTTTGTGGTCTTGCTATATATTCCAAAAAGAACTCATTCACTGGAGCGTCATCCATGTGGAACTTTGTCATCCCATGCAATGATCCACTTGACCCTCTTCCTCCAACAACTGCTGAGATGTCATATGGGTCACATCCAAATGACCCTAA